AGTTAGAGGATGGCAGCACTGAAACAGCTGAATACGATATTGACAAGGTAAAAGATCACTCTTTCCCGCTGGGTGGTTCGATTGCATATACTAAAGATGTAAAGGATGAATGGCTTGCTGATAAACCTAAGATTAAAACAAAGAAAATACGCAAACAGATTAGAAAGCAAAAAAAAGCTCTAAAAGCTTTAATTGAAGATATTTACGCAGGCGCATTTGATGGAGGAGATGAATTGCCTTGGGGAAATAACGCATTTGGAGCTCCTTATGCAGGCCATGAAGGCAGAGACCCTAACGAGCAGTTTATCAACGAGTTTATCAATGGCATAAGCGGCCGAGATCTTATCAAAGTGACTGGAGGCAATTACAAATTGCATTCATATGAAAAAGGAATAATAGGCCAAAGCAATACTGTTCCCAACAACAACACACTAATCTTCTTCAATGTAATTTATATTGATCGTAACGGCAGATGGAATTTTTTCCAACTGAACGGCATTGATACAGCAGGTGGCCAAAAATTCTTTCCAAACGATACAAAACTAAAAAGAAGAAGAGGCGATTTAAAGGATGCAAAAGGAGCTCTCAAGAACCTTGAAGTAAGAGAAAGCGAAATAGACCAAGACCTTACTTTAATTACCGCAGCAGCCAAAGATCCGCAAAGCACGTCAAACAAGAAAGAACTTCTTAATGAAGGATCTACGCTTGACTTGGTCGATTTTAGCAATGCTGTGCAAGATGCAAACGATGACATTGAAGCAAATCGAGATAAAGTAAAAGATCGCATTAAGGCAAATTTTGAAAAAAGACACAAAATTGTTGCTGATTACATTCAACAGGACATTGATTATTTAAGCGCTTTGCAAGACGCGTTGCCCGTTGGCGAAGACTTTATTACCGACCAAGTTGGCACAAATACAGTAAAAAATGAAATGCGGTCTGTAATTAAAGATAAAGAAAAAGCTTTAGAAGACATTAACGAAATTTTAGAAAACTGGGATGAATATAGAAAATTTCTAGACAACAACTTCTTTTCAAAGTGTTTGGTCAAGGCGGAAGCTGCGGCTTACGAAACTTTGAGCGAATGTGACACGATCAAGTTTTCATTCAAAACGCGTTTGTTCAGGCGAATTTCTGGCCGCCAGAAGAAATATGCAGACAGGAAAGTCAAAGAATACAGCGCGTCTGACAATGGTGTCAAAAGTAGAATGGCCTTTTTCAGAGTGTTCTATAAAATCGCTGGGACTACTTCAGGTGGCGCTACTGTAAACGGCGTAGCTGGCTGGGTGACTCTTCCTTATGTTGTCGCAATAAGACACGGCAGCGACGCAGATTACTACACACAACTTGGGTTTTACGATACAACATCAGCTATTTGGCAGTTTAGATTTGAACCAGTTTTTGACATGCAAGCTGAATATTTAGATCGCGGATTTGAAAAATATATTTTCCTTGAAAATAGCGATAAATTTAGTCAAGTGTCGGTCGGCAATAGCACGTTTTTCTGGCATGGAAATACAGTAGATGTTAACACTACTGCTGGATATTATCCCAAAGAAGACGAGCGCGGTCCTATCAGGACAAACGAATGGGACATGTTCTCTGTCAATTCAGACACGCAAGTCCAGTTTAGTTTTGAGTCTGGTCCTGAAATCGCTTTGACTGCTGTTACCGAACAGCAAACGGATTCCAGCATTGACGACAAATACAGCAACATGACCATGCTCGGCCTTGGCGTTTTTGCCGGTCGCGGCGTTCAAGATTTGCGTAGTATCAGCACGTTGGTCACAAAGGGCAAGCTTTGCCGCACTGTTGAAAATCCAAACGCTGCAACTGCATCAAGCAGCTACGCGCCAGACATTTTTGTTGATACGGTGCTTGATCCTGACAACGGAATTGGCAAATACGTTGATGTCATTAGTGTCGACACAGAAAGTTTGCAGCAAGCCAAAAATTTCTGCAAGAACAATAACCTGCCGCGACAAGGAGATGGCGGTGCAATTAATTTGTTTATGGACGGGTTGATTGCAGATGTTGGCTCATGGCGTGAATTCTGGATCAACGTTGCACCATTTAGCCTGTTAGAGCTGGCAAGAAAGAATGGCAAGGATACGCTGGTGCCAGCGTTGCCAACTAATTCTTCTGGAAATGCAGCAGGTGCCGATGGTATTCCTGCAGCGGTTAGTATCTCTGCACTGTTTACGGCCGGCAACATTTTAGAAGGCTCATACAAAGAAGAGCATTTAAATTACGGAACTGCTACCGAGGACATTATTGCGTCTGTAATTTATCGAGAGCACAACGCTAACGAAGTATTTAGCACGAAAAAAAGTGTTGATGTCAGCCTGAAAACTCCTTCTAGTACCGCAATACGCGAAACCTTTGATCTAAGTCAATTTGTGACGCAAAAAGAGCAGGCAATTATGTTTGGCAAGCTGCTTTGCAACCAGCGACGCTACATCCGCAAAGGCATCGAATTCCAGACGTTTCCGTCAGAAGCAGTCATTGCGCCTGGTGATTTTATTTACGTTGATGTCGGCATGGAAGACTGGGACAGCTACTCTGCAGGCGTAATCATGGATGGTGGTTCGTTGAACTCACCGTTGCTGGATGCACGGCCTAACGGCACGTATCAATTCTTGGTTTACAAAGGGCAAACAGGCGAAACACAATCATTCAGCTCGGTGAGTGTCAGCAATGGCGTTGCCTCTGGGCTGTCTGGTTACACGGGCTGGATGTTTGTGATGGGCACACAGAAGCCGCAAAAGCGTGTGTATCGTGTCACGGAGCTTGCAATCGAAGAAGAAGGCGAAGTTTCGGTTAAGGCACTTGAGTATCCATGCTTTGAAAGTGGCGGCCAGCTTCGTGCGCGAATTGCAGACTTCCGTGCTAGCAACTTCACGGTAAGCTAAGCTGAAGGTAATGTTTTTCGCGTAGTCATGGCCTTCTTCACTGGACGCACTGGGTCGCTGGTGTTTGGCGGCAAGAAAGTTGCAAAAATCCGTGATTGGTCACTTGATACTACTGTTGAGCTGCTAAGTACGAACACGATTGAAAGCAGCTATAATACGTTTGAGCCTGGCGTTGTTGGTGCCACGGGTAGCGCGACACTTATGTATTACAAGCTGGAATCAGGAGAAAGCGCAAGCTTCACTCAATTCACTGCGCTGCTGAGCAAAATTATGAAGACAGCAACCACCGGCGTCACTGTTAGCGACAAGGTTGCACTAGAATTGAATGTTGGGGATGCCGCTGCTGATGACATTAAATTCAACGCATACATTACGTCAGCAAACGTTTCAGTCAGCACAGGAGAGCTGAGTGTTGTGCCAATTACCTTTACTGTTGATGGAGCGTTTACTGAAGTCATTAGCTGATGACATTTTTTATTGGCACAAAGGGCAATGTGCGTTTGCGGCGTGGTGCCGATACTGAGCTTGGTGTGCTTTCAGGCTCTATCGGGCCTGATGACTTGGTGCTGGCCTTAAACCGTGTTGGTTTTGAAGGCGCAAATGCTAACTTGTTCACAGGCGACAGGGTTGACCTTGTAACAACAGATGCTCGTGGGCTTGCGTTTATACCTGCAAGCAACTGGCCTAGCAATGCCATTGAGGATACTTTTAGCACATTTATAAATGTAAATAGCGCAGGCGGATTGCGTTTGTTCCCTACATTTGCCGACGCAGTAAATAACACAAGAGCAAATGAAATTGCGATTCAAGCATTTACTGGCGATCCTATTGAAGTGAGCGTACGAGTCAGGGACGTTGCATACAACCTGCTTGGAGATGTGACAAGTTATGAGTTTCAAAGCAACCGCGATCAAATTGATGTAACAGCTCTTGATGATAAATTTCGCAAGCAGCACGATGCTGGCTTGATAAGTGGCTCTGGACGCATCGACTGTACGTTTAATTATATAACTTCAGGCGCGCTTGAAACGTCTAAATTACTTGTACAGCTTATTCAACGCGTTGATCTTGGGTCAGCCTTTGACCTTGCATTGTATTTAACAGACAAAACAGTTGATCCTGACGTTGAAAATATCTTTTATCTCTTGACCGCTGTTGTAACTAATTCGGGTGTAAGAGTTGCAGCGAATGAAATCATTACCTGCTCTCTAGATTTTGTGACTACTGGCGATGTCCGCTTGGTCACTGGTGTGCCGTCACAGTACATCCTGAAAGAAGACGACGATCGCATTCGCGTTGAACATTCGCTCGACTACTTGCTACAAGAAGATCTCGACTAAAATGGGCGCATATGTCTTTGTAGTTCGGAGCTGGTGCCTTGGCTGATCAACGCATAACGGAACTCAATGAGCTGTCAAAAGCTGGTGTTGCGGCTAATGACGTTCTGGCTATTGCGGACATCAGCAGCCCTGAAACCAAAAAGGTCACAGCCAAAAACCTTGTTGACGCGGGCCTTGACCTGATTGATGTCAGCACAATTGATCTGGACAAGCTGGATCAAAGCAGCACGACCAAGATCGGGACGACAGCCATCGCAAATGATGCGATCACCTATGCAAAGATTCAAAATGTCACGGCAACAGACCGCCTGCTAGGTCGCAGCTCCGCAGACCCTGGCATCATTGAAGAAATTACCTGCACGGCTGCAGGTCGAGCACTTCTAGATGACGCAAGTGCTTCAGCGCAACGCACCACACTTGGCATCGATACAGATGACTCCGTAACCTTTGGCACTGTTACCGCCAATCTGAGCAGCACAAGCGCCACGATTACTGGCGGCACGATCACCGGCATTACAGATCTTGCGATTGCTGATGGTGGCACAGGCGCGTCAACCGCTGCAAATGCAAGGCAGAATCTCGGCGTTGAAATTGGCGTTGATGTTCAAGCCTATGATGCTGGGCTGCAAAGCATTTCAGGGCTGACGACTGTTGCTGATCAAGGTATTTACCTGACTGCATCAGACACCTACGCGGTTTACAGCTTTACCGCTGCTGGCCGAGCACTGCTGGATGATGCAGACGCGGCTGCTCAACGCACAACTCTTGGGCTAGGTGCTCTTGCAATTCTGGACACAGTTGATACCGCAACGATTACTGATGGCAGTGTCGGTACGGATGAGCTGGCTGATTCATCTGTAACGATTGGCAAATTGAGCTTAGTCGCTCAAGATTTAGCAGGTTCTTTGATCGCTAACGGCGGCATTACTGCAACTCAACTTGCTACTGATGCAGTTGAAACTGTAAAAATTGCCGACGATGCGGTCACTTACGCAAAGATTCAAAACGTTACTGCAACCGATCGTTTACTTGGCAGATCAACTGCTGGCGCTGGTGTTGTTGAAGAGATTACTTGCACAGCAGCAGGTCGTGCATTGCTTGATGATGCAGATGCGTCGGCGCAACGTACAACGCTTGGACTGGGAACGCTTGCCACGCAAAGCGGCACGTTTACTGGCACGCACTCTGGGACTTCTAGCGGCACCAACACTGGCGATCAAACAATCACCCTGACTGGTGCTGTTACCGGTACAGGTACTGGGAGCTTTGCCACAACACTCGCAGTGGGAATTGTTGGCAGCAGCAACATTGCTAGCGATGCTGTCACTTATGACAAAATCCAAGACACAACATCTACTGATGTCGTCCTCGGCCGCAGCACAGCAGGTGGCGGAACGGTTCAGGAAATTAGCTGCACCAGCGCAGGTCGTGCGCTTTTAGACGACGCCAACGCAGCAGCACAACGCACCACGCTTGGTCTTGGTGATCTTGCGGTTGCAAATGGCACCTGGACGGACGGTTCAAGTTTTAGTGGCACAAGCTCCGGCACCAACACTGGCGACCAGACGATCACACTCACTGGCGCAGTCACTGGTAGCGGCACTGGATCATTCGCGACGACCTTGGCGTCTGACATTGTTGCCGCAGGCAATCTGCAAGCAAGTTCAGTCACAACAGCAAAAATCAATGATGACGCTGTAGACGAAAACAAGCTCGGCGATCAAGCTACTTGCATCGTTGCAGCAGCAACACCATCAGGTTCTGGTGCATTTATTGGTCAAGGTTGGTTCAACACATCGACAAGCATTGCCTATCGCTGGAACGGTACAGCTTGGACGCAGGAATCAGGCATTCAAACCGTTACGGTTACTGATTCAACGCCGCTTTCAGTTGTTGTCAACAATCCTGATGCTTTCACTGCAAACCTGACGCTGACGCTGGACACGCAAGTTGCCAACAGCGTTTTTGTTGGACCTGCTTCAGGTTCAGATGCTGCACCAACATTCCGTGCATTGGTTCCGGCTGATCTGCCTGACGCGACTGCATCAACCAAAGGCATCATCCAGCCTGGTACGGGTCTGAGCGTTACGAGTGGCACGCTGAATCACAGCAATAGCGTCACTGGCGCAACAAAGAGCGGAATCACATTTGACGCACAGGGTCACATCACGGCTGCTGTTGATCTGGTCGCAGGAGACATCCCTGACCTTGACGCCGCAAAAATTACAACTGGTTCGTTCACTTCAGACCGTATTGCCGGTGGTGCAATTACGGCAAGCAAACTTGCAAATAAATCAACCGCATCGA